GCTGTTGAATTGTTAGCGTTCTTTTCTGTTGATGTGTGATATCTAGCATCAGCAAAAAGTATTCCATCTTCAGTAGTTTGATCAGTTTTGTCAATCAACTCAAATGCCGCACCAGTGGTTGTAACTGCCACTTGGTTTGCTGTGTTGGTTGAACTGATTGTTGCCGCTGTGTTATATCTGTAAAGTTTTGGATAGTTTTCCAAGTCACTTGTGTCAATCCATAAGTCATTGTTGACAAGCGGTGTACCATCTGATTGTGTAGTTGGTGCTGTGGCACTAAACTGTGGACCATTTGGATCTGTTGCTGAATAAGCATTTTTGTATCCAATAAATGTTGTTCCATTGTGTGCTAAAATATCAGCTTCATCAATCTTAGTGTCGTACCATAATTTACCGTCTGTTGGTTCACTTGTTGGTTCACTTGTACTAGCTGTGTAACTTAATCTTTTGAAGTTAGTAGCTATTACTTCGTTACCCACAGTTGAATCTTCCGAATCACCTGTTGGTGCAACATATAAGTTGTCAATTAGTGTTGTTGAATTTGCAGTGAATCCGCCATATGAATGAGCGGCACTTGTTCCAAAGCCTGCATCATCAAGTGGAGTACCACTTGTGTTGTTCATTCTAAATTCACCACCTAGTTTGTGTTTGATGCTGATAGCACCTTTGAACTCACCTTCAGTTATGATTGATGCAACTAAATTAGTAAATCCTGCCGCGGCAAATGCTGTGACAAAATCTTCTGCATCACCTAATGTAGAACCATCACCTGAAGTCATTGTAACTGTTTTTGCAGTGTCTAATGCTTCTTGATTTTTTAATGATTCTCTAACTGTAAAAGTTTCATTTGCTGTGAAACTTGGGAAAGTTGTTTTAGAATTAATAATTGTTTCGCCACCTTCGTATCTAAAGATTTGAAAGTCACCTACATTAGTTGTAGTGTCATCTTGTCCACCTACACTTTGTTCTGTAATGTTGAATTGTGTGTATAAATCACCAACACTTAGACCTGTTCCACCATTTGTTGGGTCAAGTTTGAATATTGCTTGATGATTTGTAGCGTGCAATGGAGCAGATACTGCTGAGAATGCACCTGCTGATGAGCTGTAAAGTTTTACACTTATGTTCGCACCTGAATTTGCAGATGTTGTTTTGAACCAAACAGATCCGTTAGGTCTGTCTTCGTCTGCTGTTTTCCAAGTTGGTCTTGACGTGTGTGCCGCTTGTAGAAATTTTACACCTTGTGCTGTACCAGCTGATATTCCAAGTTCAGCTAATAGTCCTGAACCTTCTTCAAATCTAATTGTGTTAAAGCCTGCTGTAGAATCACCAAATCCTAAACCATTATGGAATATTTCTAAAGCACTTGTTGAAGTATTGATGCTTGAAGATACACCTGGAATACTAGCATTGTTGATTGCTGTGTTAACATCAGATAATGCTGTACCACCTGTTGTAACCTGTATTCCGTTAATCTGCATAGTTGCAGATCCAGTTACTGTTGTTCCTGACGCTACTGTTTTTACAGGTAGTGTTAAGTGCCAAGCACTTGAACCTAATTGTACCCAAGTGTTGCTTGCAGATTTTTTGTAAATCTTGTTAGTTACGTGAGTTGTGTTAATTGCGTAGTCACCTTGTGAACCAATGTTTGTTTTTGGTACACCTGTTGAACTGTTACCTACCAGGTCAGTAACTGATGTGATCAACGTTGGTGTTTTTGCTGTAAATTTTTGATCTGTTTGTGACCATTCGAATATACCATAAGAGCTTGATGCAAGGTCAAACCAGTATGTTCCGTCTGTTGGTCTCACAGTTGGAGGATTTGCACTACCAATTAAATCTGCTGTGTCAACATTCGCTCTTAACACATATGCTCTATTAGCAACGCCTAAAAATGAATATGCCGCTTGTAATCCATACTCGTTTAATTCATATCCGTGTAATGGATTGCCTGAAGCATCTTGATAAAATTTTGGATCTCCAAATGTTTCTGTTAATTCTCTTTGTGATGATATTAGGTATGCAGTGTTAGCGTTTGCAGTTTCTGTTCCTGCCGCTGTTCCTGAGCCTGCACCATTCTGTTTGTCTTGACTAGATGCTACTATAAAAAGAGGTGTTGTACCCGCATCTGATGGTACATAGAAACTTTCGTCTATTACACTTACCTCTACTCCTGGTGATGATAATGCCATTTTTCGTAATCTCCTTGCAAGTTATACGTATATAGATTATTTATTCAATCGTTCGGTTTTTACGACAAAATTTACCATTTTTAGGTCCCTATATAGGCGACGTAAATAGTGTATATGGATAAAAACCTAAGACCTTTGTGTACGCAGTGCAAGACTAGACCAAGAGCATATGCTTACAAAAGGTACAACAAGATATATTGGCGGAGCCTGTGTGATAGATGCAATCGTATCAAAGCAGATAAAAAAGTTGGCGGAGTTACGGTGCTTCAAAGATCTGGGTATAAAAAACTTAAAAAATGTGAATTATGCGGATTCAAAGCACAACATCAAGCACAACTGGATGTGTTGTTTCTTGACGGAAATCTTAGGAATGTAGCGGATTCAAACTTGAAAACGGTTTGTGCCAACTGCCAAAGGTTGAGCAGTGTTCGTAGACTGGGCTGGCGTGTGGGCGATCTTATTGCTGACGATTAGATCATCAACTTTATTATATAAATCTTCTAGTGTGCCATTGTTTTCTATTACAATGTCATAATCCTGCTCTAGCCAATCCCATTCAGATTGATGTGCACCTTTTTCCTGCATTGCTTTTTTTGTTGGCAGCTTACCACGTTTTACACACACAATAATGCCACCATTTTCTTTGATTGTTTTTATTTCATTAATGAATCTTGTATCTGAGATTACAGTATTTTGTCCTTTGTATCTACCCATACAGCTATCAAGCCATATACCGTCATACATTTGCCCTCGCATCACCTCTGTGCCAAAGTGCTGTAACACCCATCTTGGTGTAACATTTTTGCCCAATCTTTGACTCCAAAAAGAATCTGCTTGTTCACGCCAATGCCTGCTTGATACAGTATCACCCTCCAACATCTCTCTATCCCAATTGAACATTGCCGCAACTGCATCTTTTAAACTTTTTGCAAAACTATCTTTTATGTAGCCGTGTTTTTCTACAAGTCTTTCTGCAACTGTATCTTTACCAGAACCTATAAGTCCTACTATTCCTATTAGCATTACACAATTATATTATATTTTGATACGTTTTTCAATCTCTTTTTTAGCTTCTTGAGCAGATTTTATAATTTGATATCTTATGCTTTTTTTGTTTTCTTTCAGGGCGTGAACGCTCATTCTTTCTAAATCTTCAACAACATTTTCCAGTTCTTCAAGAGTTAGATCTGCATAAGTTCTATAACGATCAGGTTCTAACATACCGTTATTATTTAAAGTGATTTGTTTTCTAATTAACCAATAACAAAACTATGAGGTGAGCCACCTTCTGCAAAATTGCCAATTTCAGTGTCTAGTCTTTCCATTTCAGCAAGTCCTTGCTGTTTCAGTTCAGCACCATTTAGTGTTGTGCCTCCTTGGGGACCTGCAATGGTATTAAATTTACCTCTTGCTTCTCCTAGCATTGTTTTGGAAACTGCAAGTGTATAATCTCTGATCCATGGTTTTGCATATATGTCTTTGAAAAGTGTTATGTCAGGTCTAAAATTATCAGTATGCATTAATATAGTTTCAGAATCTGCTCTAGGTCTTTGTGTGATTGTTAATTTTTTGGTAGCAACATCATAATGAAATTGTATGAATGAACCAAACAATTTACCTACTAATTCTTGATAAGAAGCAAAGGCATAGTAAGTGGCTAAACCACCTGTAGCACCTGCTCTTAATAGGTATGTGTTTGTGTATGCTAAATTGAATGGTTCAAACAATGTACCACCTTCGCCACCTTCAGTCCTTGAACCTACAGTTCTTCTATGTAATCTTCTGACATTTATAACTTCATCTGGTAAAATATATGTGTTTTGATCTTCTTTCAACTGTAAAAAAGCATATGACTCTTCCACAGCATTTGAACTACGCTGTCTGTATCTATCTATGGCTCTAGTTAGCGCCGTTTGATAGTGTTTAGGGTCTAATTCTACGTCAATCATACCCTCACCTAGATTATTTTTTACATAATCAAATATTTCTTGTTGACCTGTTTGAAGTTCTGACATACACATATTTATAGGTTTGATGTATGCAATAAATATGTATGATATGCCAAGATTATCCATTTTTAA